CGACTGCACAGGCGCAAACGGTGGCAAGGGCGAAGCTGCTGCGTAGACGACGCGCCGGCGCCGACATCGGCGTTGGCGGGGTGTGTCCCTACTGTACCAGGCTGGGGGTGTGATGGCGCCACGGCGGAAGATCGGCCCGATCGAGCGCGCCGTCCGCAAAGACCTGCGCGCGTTCCCCGACGCGATCTCCTCCGGCGGCATCGCCGCAGCCATGATCGCGCTCGGCGAGCGCGCCGACCACGGCACCAGCCTGGAACCGCGGGACCAGGCCCAGCTGATCCGCGAGCTGCGGCTGTGCATGGCGCAGCTGCGGGACATGGCACCGCCGGGAGCTGAAGATGACGAGCTGGACAAGCTGCGCAAGCGCCGCGAACGCCGGCTGGCCGCGGGAGAGTACTAGGTTATAGATGGCGATGCCCGCTGTAACCCACGCGCCGCTGCTAGGCAATCAGCGTCCCCGTCTGTGGTCCGTGCCGCCGTGCGCGTCGAACGAGACCGGGCTGGAATGCCTGGAGTTCGCCGCGGCGCACGGCATCGACCTGGACGACTGGCAGTCCTGGGTCCTCACCGAGTCGCTCGGCACCAAGACCGACGGCACCTGGTCAGCGTTCGAGGTCGCCGAGATCATCGCCCGGCAGAACGGCAAGAACGCCACCGTCGAAGTCCGCGAGCTGTTCGGCCTGTTCGTGCTTTCAGAGCCTTTGATCATTCACACGGCCCACGAGTTCAAGGCGTCGAACGAGCATTTCCTTCGCGTCCAGGACAAGATCAAATCCGACGCGGACCTGGACCGGCGGATCAAGTCGATCATCACCTCCCACGGGGAAGAGGCCGTGCTGCTGCGGCCGATGCCGTCGCTGATCTTCGGTCCCGGCCGGAAGATGATCCGCAAGTCCGTCGCGCCGCGGCTGCGGTTCCTGGCCCGCTCCCGCGGATCCGGCCGGTCGTTCACGTGTGACTGCCTGGTCTGGGACGAGGCCATGATCTTGTCAGATGATCAGGTGGGCGCGTCGATGCCTACCATGTCCGCGGTGCCGAACCCGCAGCTGTGGTACCTCGCGTCAGCCGGGTACCCCGACTCGACGCAGCTCGCATCGATCCGCAAGCGCGGCATCCACGGCGACCCGGACCTGGCGTTCTTCGAGTGGTCGATCCGCCCCCACAACGAGCTGTGCCCCCGCGACGAGCGCAACGGGCGCCGTACCAACCGGTACATCGTGTGCGACAAGCATGACGACCGGGACGACCCGGCGAACTGGGCGAAAGCGAACCCGGCGCTCGGCATCCGGATCACCGAGCAGCATGTCGCGAAGGAACTCAAAGGCATGCCGCCGGACACGTTCGACGTGGAACGCCTCGGAGCCGGGCAGTGGCCCACCGACGACGAGGACTGGGGCGCGATCACCCAGGAACAGTGGGACGCCTGCCAGGTGAAAGTGACCGGCGGGACCGTGACCCCGGTGTGCTTCGCGTTCGACGTCACCCCCAACCTGGACTACGCCGCGATCGCCGTCGCGTGGCAGCGCCCGTCCGACGGCCGGGTCATCCTGGAGATCCCCCGGCTGAAGACTGACGGGCTGCCGTGTTTCCGGCGCGGCACCGGCTGGGTCGTGCCGGCGCTGCTAGACCTGCGGAAACGGTGGCGTCCCCTCGGCATAGCCGCGCCGAAGACCGCGCCCGCGTCGGCGCTGATCGACGACGCCGAAAACCACGGCATCGAGCTGCTGAAAATGTCCTCCACCGAAGAGGCGCAGGCGTTCACCCTGATGATCACCGGGATCCGCGGGCAGCTGATCGGGCACCTCGGCCCGGACGACGCGCCGGAGATGCGGACCGCGGCAAAGCACGCGGAAACCCGCGACATCGGTGACGGGATGCGGGGCTGGTCCCGCAAGAACTCCGCCACCGACATCACCCCGCTCACCGCAGGCACGGCGGCGTACTGGGCGTTCAACAAGAAACGCCGCAACTACGACCCGGTGGCCAGCATCGGGTAACGACGGCGGAGGCGTAGGCGACGGCGCTGGCTCTGACGGAGCGCAGGCTGCGGCATTGACGTAGACGTAAGCAAGGGCGGCGGCAACGGCATGGACGGCGCGTTGGCGACGGCAATGCGACGACGCTGACGCGGACGGTGCCGAAGCGGAGCGAGCCCCATCATACAGGACAAGGTGATACAGCATGGCTGCACTGACCGAACGCCTGGAACGGCTGCCGTACGACGAGATCCGCGAGCAAGCCAACCAGATGCGCCCGGCGCGGTCCCTCGGCCGGGCGATCGCCACCGTGTTTGTCGGGTTCTTCTACATGCTCGGCTGGACCGCAGGCGCATTCGTTTACTGCCTCGCCGCGACCAAAACCGGATATAGGGACGGCGCCCAGCTCCGGCGCGTGCCGGCGCAGCCCCAGCCGCCAGCACAGGCTGAACTGTCCAAGCTGTTATGGGGCTGCTGGAGCGCGTAGCTGAGGATCGCGGCTTTAAGGCTGAGTCGCGTGTTATCGGCGGCGTGCCCTGGCGCCCGTGGGACAACCCGTTCGTCCGGTTCGACGTCGGCGGCCCGGTCCATCCGAGCCGCGCGTTTTACGGTGTGGATGAGGCGCTGCGGCTGGTTCCCGTGTACGCGGCTGTACGGCTGATAGCTGAGTACATCGCGTCACTGCCAGTCAAGATGTACCTGAAGGACCCGTCGTCTGGCAGGGTCCGCAGGTACAACGGCCCGTCGATCTTCGATGACCCGGCGCCGACCGTGAACGTGATGGACTGGCTGTACGAGTGCCTGACATCGCTGCTGCTGCAGGGCAACGCGTGGGGTTTCGTCCTGTCGCGTGACGGGTTCGGGTTCCCGCAGCAGATCTCGTGGATGCCGCCGGAGATGGTGACGGTGATCGACGACGAGACGATGCCGTTCAACCCGCTCCGGTCGAGGGTTTACTTCTACGGCCGGCTGATGAACCGGGAAGAGTACTTCCACATCCGGGCGTTCAGCCTGCCGGGCCGCACGGAGGGGATCTCGCCGCTGCGCGCGTTCGCGCTGACGATCCTGAACGGCCTGGAGTCGACCCGGTACGGGACGGACTGGTTCAAGTCGGGCGGTTTCCCGCCGGGGACGTTCAAGAACTCCGAGCTGGAGATCGACGCGTCGCAGTCGGCGGAGATCCGCGCGCTGCTCACCTCGTCGATCCGCAGGCGTGAACCTCTCGTTTACGGCCGGGACTGGGACTACCACCCCGTCGTCGTGCCGCCGTCGGAGGCGCAGTTCATCGAGGCCATGCAGATGAACGCGACGCAGATCGCCGCGGTGTACGGGCTGCCCCCGGACCGGGTGTCAGGCAAGCGCGGTGACTCGCTCACGTACTCGACTGTGGAGCAGGGGGCGCTGCAGATCATCGAGGCGCTGCGCCCGTGGCTGGTCCGGCTGGAGACGGCGTTCTTCTCGATTCTGCCGGCGAACCGGTTCTGCCGGTTCAACGCGGACGCGCTGCTGAAGACGGACCTGCAGACCCGCGCGAACATCTACAAGGTGTGGCGGGACATCGGCCTGCGGTCGGTGGATGAGATGCGTGACATCGAGGATCTGGAGCCGCTGCCGAACGGGATCGGCGCGGATAACATCCCGCTCGACGCGATCATCGGCATGTCCCGGTCGACGCGGGCGGTCCCGAACTCGATCCTGCCGCAGGTCACGCTGGAAGCGCGGCTGGCGCTGGAGTACCTGGAGGAGCTGCAGGGCGTCCCCGGCGCCACCATGGCCGGCGCCGGCCCGGCCGGGCAGGGCGCCGGCGGCGGCGAGGACGTGCCGTCCGGCCCGGTGACGCCGAACCCGGCCGGGCCGGCGCCGTTCCAGGCGCAGAACCCGGCCACGTACCTGGCGAACACCGTCGCCGCGGCCCGCGGCGGCCAGATCAGCCTCGCGCAGTTCGAGGAGATGATCACCGCCGTGGTGCGCAGGGTCATGGCGAAAGAGGCAGACGGGCCGGAGTTCGTCGGGCCGTGGATCCCGGACCGGCGCGATCTGGTCCTGAACGGGAACGGGCGCCGCTGATGGCGCTCGCCGACCTGTCGGTGATGGCGCAGTACAAGACCGTGCCGTTCGCGCCCGGCTATCCCGCCGGGGCGCTGACGTTCTACTCCCCGGTCGATGACGTTCCCGGCGCCCTGGTCGCGATGATCGGCTCGGCGGCTAAGTCGCTTGTTATCGCGATGTACGGGTTCGACGATGACAGCCTCGCCGCGATCATCAGCGCGAAGCTGGACGCTGCTGACTGTTTCGTGCAGCTGTCGCTGGATTCCAGCCAGGCGGGCGGGACGCACGAGAAAGCGCTGCTGGCCAAGCGGGACTACCCGGCGAACTCGGTGGCGTACGGCCGGTCGGAAAAGGGCGCGATCATGCACCTGAAGCTAGCGATCGTCGACGGGCTGGACGTGGTGACCGGATCCACGAACTGGTCCGCGGGCGGGGAGACGCTGCAGGACAACCAGCTGACGATCATCCGGGATCCGATGGTCGCGGCTGAGGCCCGCGCGAGGGTCGATGTCATTCACACGACGATGCTTCAGCAACTTGCGAAGGCGGCAAAGAGCGTATGAGCTTCAGCGTCTACATAGCGCAGACCGATGAGGTCATCGTCCGGGGGATGCGCCTGGGGCGCCGCGTCAGGCATGACTCGCGGTCGCTGGCGTACGCGTGGCGGAACAGCGGGCAGCTGCCGTCGGCGGCGACGATGCTGGACCGGCACATCCCGGTCCTGGACCAGGGCAGCGTCGGATCGTGCACCGGGAACGCGGAGACCGGGGCGCTGGCGACGACGCCGCTGTGGCAGGCGCTGGACACGGTGCAGCAGGCCGGGCTGAACGAGGCCGGCGCGCTGCAGCTGTACTCGGCTGCGGAGGACATCGACGGTGACGGCCCGTACCCGCCGAACGACAACGGCTCGTCGGGGCTGTCGGTGTGCCAGGCCGCGAAGAACCTGGGCCTGATCTCGGGTTACACGCACTGCCTGTCCGTCGCTGACGTGCTGGACGCGCTGGCGTCGGGTTTCCCGGTGATCATCGGGTCGAACTGGTACACGTCGATGGATTCACCGGATGCGGACGGGCTGGTCGCTGTCGATGCGGGCGCGACGGTCCGCGGCGGCCACGAGTACGTGTGCCGCGGCCAGGACCCGGCTTCGCAGCTGATCCACTGCGATAACTCGTGGGGAACCGGCTGGGGGCTGAACGGGTCGTTCTCCTACAGCTGGGCGACGCTGGACCGGCTGCTGTCCGAGCAGGGTGACGGCACCGTCTCGGTCCCGCTGTCCCAGCCTGCACCTGTCCCCACGCCGACGCCCACTCCCACGCCCCCGCCAACGCCGACGCCGACCCCCACGCCAACGCCGACGCCTGACATTCACGTGGACTCGGCTGACCGGGCGCTCGCCGCGGGGATCCCCGCAGGCTGGGATGCCGAGCGTCACGCCGGCGCTAACGAGCACGCCGCCCGCGCGGTGCGCGCCTGGCGTCACGCCAAGGGCCTGTAAATGCCGTCCAGTCCTGCTAATAGCGCCCGGCCCGTGCGAGTCGGTCTCACAGAAGG